TAGTATATATAATAATAGGATAGATTATGCTTTCCACAAATTGGCAGAAAACATAATACATACTTTTAAGTTTTATTATACAGAAGTAAATACTATTAATGAGTTAAAGCATGAAGTAGTATGTATCTTATTGGAAAAATTACCTAAATATAAGCAAGGCAAAGGTAAAGCATACTCCTATTTCGGAACTATAGCTAAAAGATATTTAATAGTTTATAATACAAATAATTATAAAAAATTAAAAGGTAAGGCTACATTATTAGAGGTAGATGATGATAAAAGTATAACTGATAATTTAATAAAAGATCAAGAATCTATACTAGATTTAGATTCTCAAGAATTACAATTTATTAATCGATATATTAAGTATGTAGATAATAATCTTTTTAAAATATTTCCTAAAGAAAAAGAAGCTAAAGTAGCAGATGCAATAATGGAATTATTTAGAAAAAGAGAGAATATAGATATATTATCTAAGAAAGCAATATACATATATATTAGAGAGATTACCGAATCTACTACTCCTGTAATAACTAAAGTAATAAAAACCTTAAAGGATATATACATTAAATTATATAATATATATCTAGATAAAGGTTATGTTCCGGAAAATATTTAAATAATACATATTTATTTAAAAACAATTATGGAATTAGATAAAGTAATTTTCGGAAATAAGACCTTTTATTCATTATTAGAAGATATCTATAAAAATAGTAAAAATAAAGAAAAGCAGATTCGTGATATGATTATCCAGTTAAAGGATATGATAAATGAACCTGGAGATGCAATTATGATGGTTCCACTATTACAAGGATATATGGAAGTAGGAATCAAGAATGATGAAGCATTAATTAAAATGGCTGGTATAGTTCAAAAAGCTATGAATGCTAGTTCTAATACTGACGATGGTAATTTTTTAAGTGATAGGGATAAAGAATTATTATTTGAAGAAATAAAGAGTATAGATAAAGAAATTCCTAGATTAGCTAATTAGAAATGTCTTTTGATAATAATTTATATAATGTAGGCGGAGGAGATAATCAGCAATCATCCCTTATTATAGCTAGAGTAACAGAAATTGTTCTAGGAGCTATCGATATAAACGATCCAAAGAATAATGACTTTAAATTAACAGGAGAATGGGGATCGATAGGATGTATAAAATTTAGTATATTATATAATAACAGACAAGGTAATAGTAATAATAGTTATTCTAATTTAATAGCAAGGCCTTTATTCTCTAATATAAAACAATATCCATTAATAGGTGAAATAGTACTAATAATACCTGGTCCGTCAAACGGTTTAAATGATAGTAAAAGTAAACAAGATTACTATTATTATCCCCCTTTTAATACTTGGAACTCTGTACATCATAATGCTTTTCCTGATCTTAGAGAATATGCAGAATATATAATTGATAATAAAGTTCAATATAATCAAGTATCAGATGGAAATACTCAAGGTAATGCTGCTGATACTAGCATAGAATATCCACTAGGAAAAACATTCAAAGAGAAAGATATAAGAGATTTATTACCTTTTGAAGGAGATTTTATATTAGAAGGTAGGTGGGGTCAATCTATAAGATTTGGAAGTACTGTAAAACAAAAATCAGGTTTATCTTTCTGGAATAATCCTAAAGAACCTGAAAATAGTAACTCTGGATCTAATAACAATGATCCTGTACCTAATAACGGCGATCCAATAATTATAATATCTAATTATAGAGGAAAAACATCTTTTGATGCTAAAGAACCATATATTCCTACAGTAGAGAATATAAATAATGATGGAAGTATAATAGTTCTAAGCCATAATCAGCAAGTACAAATAAATGATTTACAGCTCTATCCTTTAAAATCATTTAGTTCAAAAGTTAAAATTACATCAGATAATGTAGTAACATTGCAGCCGATATACAAGAGTAATTATAAGACTTCACCACAAGAACAGGATAATAAAGAACTTAATGCATAATTATGGCAAAAAAATATATTCCAGAATTTCCATATAAAGGTGACCAGGCAATTATAGTATCTGGAAGAATAATATTTAATTCTAATGATGATTCAATATTTTTATTTGGAAAGAGTGCTATAGGTTTATCTAGCCTAGGAGAAGTTAATATAGATTCTATACAAGGAACTACTATTAATTCACCAATAATCCAATTAGGTTTAAATGCAAAAAATTCTGGAGAACCTTTAGTTAAAGGATATCAAAATAATTTATTATTACTAAGATTATTAGGAGCGTTAAGTGAATTATGCATTAGTCTTAGTAATATTTCAGAAACAAATTTTCATCTAAATATTCCAGGAATTAGATCTAAAGCTCAAGTTGCAGTCAATACAATCAAGCAGATTAAAGGTGTTTTAAAAGTAAAAGGTAATTTATCTAAAAAAACATATACACTATAATGGCAGCTATACCGGTAAATAACGATCAAGATAAAAAGCAAAAGTTTCAGGAGGCACTTGCTAAAAAAGCATTAAAAGATCCAACTACAGCAGAAAGAATACAATCACGATATAATCTAGAACAAGAATATCAAACAAATTTAGAGGCGAAATGGAAAAAAAATAAAGATAACGGTAAAGGATTTGAAGGATTTATAACTAGAACTGGCGATACACTTACAGGAATAGATATTAAAATAGATAACATTTATAGAGGGGACCCTGAAGGTCAAGGACTTAAAATACCCGGAAGAGGTGAAGATGAAAGGATTAAAGGGGTAATAAATTTTTTATATTTTCTTAATGATATTGATTTTTGTAATCTAACAAATTATATATTAAATAATCTAGTATTAACAAATAGTAATGAACAACCTAGTAAAGCAGAAATAGCTGTAAATTTTTTACAAGATAAAGCAAAAAATGCATTAAAGGTAATCGATACAGTATTTATAGACTCAGATCAATTATTAAATAATGCAATCTCTATAGGAGATAAGGTTATCCTATTAGTAGATATAGAATTCATAGGGAAAGCAGGAAAAACTATAACTGTAGATGATAATAATATATCAAAACTAAGATTATCTATTAATTCATATACAAGAGAAAATACTAAATTTAAGAAAACTATATTAAATATAAGCACGGTTTTAAAGGAAATTAATTCTCTTGCAAGTGATCCAGATTTATTATTTCTTATACCTAAATTACGTAGTAGTAATGGTTTTCTAGGAGATTATATAGCTAAAATTGACAGTACATATTCTCTAGAAAGCATACCCAATGAAGATGTAAGATTATTATTAGATAAATTAAAGCAAATAAGAAGCGTATTATCTCTTATAGTCGGTATAAGTTCTGCAGGAGACGCTTTGAGAGCTATTCAAAGCACTACAGGTCTAAAAATCGATCAGCAGGTGCAAAAAATTCAAAAATTCTTAAACGTTAGTAATTTAATACCAACAATAAAATACTTATTAGATAAAATAAAAGGTATAACTGACGGATGTAAGGAAATATTAAAAGCTATTAAACTAATAACTACTATAACTAATATAGCTGCGGCTATAATGAGGGTATTAAAAAAAGTTGTATTTTTATTTGATAAATTATTTCTCCCATTAATATTCGGAACATTTTCTGTAGTATCAATATTAACTGGTATAAAATCAAAAATACAACTTCAAATAGAAAGAATTATAAAAGTTATAGAAGAAGTACAGAAATTAATACAATTAGTAGCAGGTATAATTAGAAGTATTTTATTCAAATTACAAAGTATATCAACTCAATTACAAATATTACAAACTAATCTAGAATCATGTAATTCAACTGATAACTCTCCTTTAATTGATGAAATTAAAAATGCTAGAAATGAAATTATATCTAATATAAATGAATTAGATACATATAGTTCTTTATTTGAATCTGCTCAAAATAATAACAATGAATCAACATATGGTTCTTTTATACTTAAAATTCAAGAAGAAGAATTAGTAGATAACGGTAAAACATTAAAAAGAAGAAGAGGAATTGCATTAGATAACGTTGGTGTATTAATAGAGCAGACTGATCTTACGTTTGCTACAGATACAAGAGTAATCTTTGAAGAATTAAAATTAAAACTTCAACGCAAAGGAGTAGATACAATTTACGGTGGAGGAACCGGATATCCCGATATAGATGCATTATTAAGAGAAACACAAGGAAATGAAGACCCATTTAGTCAGGAAGAAACAGATCAACTAGATTCAGATGAATTAGAAATAAAAAATGATCTTGATAATGCTTTAAATTCAATTAAGGGTATGGGTAAGCTTAGAAGAAAAGTAAGAAGTAAAGTAGAAGCATCTAAACAGGCACTTGCAGAAGGAATAAAAGAAGGAAAAATAAACCCTAATAATAGTGTTAGTACTGCATTAACTATATCACCAGAACCTACCTCAGTAGATAATACTAAACCACCTGTAACAAACTCGGCCGATATATTATCTAATGAAGATAGAACTAATATTGAAAATAAAATACTAGTATATAGAAGACAATTAATATTAAATAGACTTTCACCTTTTAGAAAATTAATTCAAATTAAAATAAAAACGTTACAAGAAAAATTAGAAAAAGATAGAATAGCTAGAGGTTAGTATTAAAAATTTTAATCAAACTATTTATAATATATGAGTAAATTAGATGCTTTAAGAAAAATTATTAGAGAAGAAGTTAGAACAGTAGTTAGAGAAGAATTAAAATTCTTTATGAAAGAAAATAATTCTAATATAGATAACCAACCTGTTAATAAAACTTATGCTAATACATTAAAAGAAGAAATAATAAAAAGTAAAAAGGTTAAGATAGAACCTACAGGAGATCCTATATTAGATTTACTAAATGAAACTCAAATGAGTATGACTAGTGAGGATTATAGAACAGTATTTAACGGAGAGAGTCGTGCAGTTCAAGGATTTCCATCAATGATGAGTAATAATTCATTCGAAACACCGGTAGTTGAAACAGTAGATCAAATGCTAGCAACAGCAAGACCTGCAACAGATGTAACTCAAGTAAATATTGATGCAGTACCAGATTTTTCAGCATTAATGAAAAATATGAAAGATAAAGGGCAGTTATAATGGCTTATCAGATAAGAAATATTAACCCGTTAGATTTACAGCCTAGTACCGGTATAGGAGTATCAATACCCTTTAGCTCTAAATCTGTTTTTAATACTGTATACACAACTCAAGAACAAACCAAATATAATATTATAAATTATTTATTAACCGGAAGAAGAGAAAGAGTATTTGTTCCTAGTTTTGGAGCAGGATTAAGAGATTTACTATTTGAAAATATAGATAGAGATAGTATAAGTCAAATAGAGCTGAGCGTAAAAAGCGGTTTAGAAATAAACTTTCCTAATATAATTGTCGATCAATTATATATAACATCTGAAGTTGATAATAATTTACTAAATCTATACGTAAGTTACAGAATAAATAATACAGGATTAACAGATGAAATAAATATAAACTTCCAAAATGGCTGATAGTAATAAAAATATAACATACCTTAATAAGGATTTTACTGATTTTAAATCAGCATTAATAGAATACGCTAAATCGTATTTTCCTACTGCCTATAATGATTTTTCTTCTGCATCAC